TATCTTATACGGTGAATGGGCAATCGGATAAGCAGCAAGTAGTTTACACTCCTAGCGCAACAGGTGGCATCTAATGGCTGATGTTATAGATATCTATGATCCTTTAGTTCCAGATCAAAAAACACTGAACGAAGTTAAATTTTCGGCGAGGGATTTTGTTTCTATCGCTGATGATTTAATGCGAAGACTCAAGATTGAATATGGAGAGGTTTATAATGATTATGCTAGCACTTCTCAGGGTATCATGCTTAGGGATCTTGTTGCTTGGGCTTATGCTGCATTATCGTGGTATCTAGATAGGACTGCAAGCGATGTCTATCTCTCCACAGCTCGAACTAGATCGGCTGTGCAAAGGCTTGTAGAGCAGATTGCCTATAAGATGGGTCCTGCTACTGCATCTGGTACAACTCTTACTTTGACATTTCCAAATGGTACTACTTCAGCATTTACAATGAAGAACCGATGGAAATATCAAGGTCCAAATGGTCTTGTATTTGAATCGTACGCAAAGAAAGAGGTTACTTCTGCTGTTGCAGTGAATGGAACCATAACGGTTGATGTTCGGCAGGGAGAGACTAAGATTTCAACTTACACATCTGATGGCAGTAAAAATCAGATGTACCGAATGACAAGTATTGGAGAAGATCAATATGTAGGAGTTGGAACGGTAGAGGTTTGGGTGGATGGTCAGATATGGATCGAGAAGGATTTTCTTGAGTTTGAAAAGACAAATCATTTTGAGGTAAGCTATTTATCGGATCCGCCTATTGTTAGATTTGGAGATGGCATTGCTGGAAACATCCCTCCGGCTGGTTCAGAAGTAAAAATACGATATTTGATTATAGACGGAGAGAAAGGCAACGTTCTTTCTAATACTATCGCAACTTCATTAGATACTCTATATGTGGCGGGAGAACAGGTTTCATTTACGGTTACAAATCTTGTAAGGGCGACTGGGGGGAGCGAGCCTGAATCGATAGAAAGTGCTAAGAAATATGCACCTGTAAGCTTTGCGGCAAGAGGAGCTGCAATAACACAGGCTGACTATAATGCCCTTGCAAATAGTTTTAGAGATCCAACATATGGAGCTGTAGCAAAAGCCTACGCGGTTAATCCAAGAACACCGTACGAGGATAAGGTATTTAACGATCTTAGAGATAGCATTGTAGATGCCTTAGTGGATTATGTAGCCGCCATACAAACAGACTACAATTCAATAAACGCATATGCTCTAACAATAGATCCATTGATTGATCTTGTTGATACAGCAGCAGGTATAATTGATTCTGCGCGGGAAGATATAGTTGGATATGTCGGATCTGCAATTGCAGGAAATAGTGCTTCTAAGACGTCTATAACAGATACTCAAAGCAAGAGCGATGCTGCTTATTCTTTATCGGTTACTTCAATTCAATATGTTACCAATCTTAGAGATGCGATATCAGCAGGAAGCGCTACAACGGATGATATAGTAGAAGGACTGGATGCCGTACTTTCTTATTTGGGGTCTATAAAGGTAGATACGCAAGGTGCTTCTTCCTCGGCTGCAACGGCTGCGGCTGCTATAGACAACAGTGTTACTCCTAATTTGAACAACATAAACGCGGAAGTGTCTACGGCTGGAGACATATACACTCAGGCGAATGTAATACCTGTTTACAATCAAAGCATAACAAGCAATGTGACAGCTATTCAGTCTGGTGTGTCTGGGATATACGACGATGCGGTGGATCTCCAAACATCTATAAACTCAGACTTGACAGGTATAGATTCACATATGGGTCTTATTCTAACCGATGATTGCATGAATAACTATGTTCAGGTTCCGATACTGTCGAACGATTTAGAGGGTAATTACACATCGCCGTCTTTAGGGCTTATTGCTGCTTTGCAAACAAGGTTAGATTCAATAAAAGAAGTAACTCAAGTTGTAGATGTAATAGATGGAGTTTCAATACTTGTTCCTGCAAATGTTGTGATAGCCCTAAGTGTATCTGATGGATTTGTTTTTTCAGAAGTCGAATCGCAGGTTTTATCAAACGTTACCAGGCTTTTAAAGGGTAGGGATTTCAATAGTCCATTGTATCTATCTGACATCTACGGAGTAATAAAGCCTATCACTGGTATTTATTATGTAAATGTAACTATATCTTCTTCTTTTACTAGTTTGATAGATTCCAAGGGAAACTTAATAACCGGAGAAAACCAGGTTGTTGTAAAGGGAGCGTTGTCAGTAGTGGCAGCGTGATAAGGATTTATAATGTCTGATACACCTAAAAATCAATGGCCTGTACCGGATTGGAATGCAGATTGGCAAGAGTGGCAGGGTACTTTTAATGATATGGTGACGGAGCAAGATGCTTCTGTTTTTGGAATTATAGAAGGCACAAAGGAAGTATTTCATCAACTGCCTAATGCCTCAATAGAGCTGAACACTGGTGTATATACATTGGTTTTGTCATCTGACTTGGTTTTGATCTCTAGAACGCTTGGTACTAGAATATCGATTACCAGTGATGTTCCAGTTGTATTGCATCCATACTACATGATTGGTGCGCAGGTTACACCTGGGGCTGTGGGTGCGCAAGATACAGTATTCGAAGCTGTCAGTGCGGCAGAGATAGATCCTAATTTCAGAGTATATGGATATGTTGATGCTTCTTATAATATCAACTGGTTTAATGGATCTGTGTTGCTTTATGGAGACGATACAAGGCAGATTTTTTCATTTGTAGCAGGTAGCGGTACAGACGACAGAAGGGCTAAGGTTTCGAGTGACGATAGTACGCCTGGGTTCTTGTCGGATAAGATTGTACAGGGGACAAATGTAACTATTACTGTGCAGAATCCGGGTGCCAATGAAACCTTATTGATTACTTCCACGGCTACGGGAGGGACAACTCTTCACCATAGCCTAACAGACCTTGCATCAGTAAAAACAGACCATCCATATTATTTGTACATAGACGGAACAAACGCTATGACTGCAAATTTAAACATGGGTGGGTATGTTCTGACTAACACTCTTAGGGTTCAATCTACGACAGGAAATCTGTATTTTTCTGATGGAAACAAGGCGGCTTCGGGATGGGCAAGCGCTGGTATACCATTGTTTGCTAGTTATCAGGAGTGGGATCTTATCGAGGCTTTGATGGGATCAGAGGGATCTATAGCTGCTGCAATAATTGCGGCTGGTGGAACTGCAAACCTTGCTCAGTATGCTGTAGGATATGGAAGTGCAACAAGTAAACTAACGGGTGATGCTACTAATTTTCATTGGGATTATACAAATAAGCAACTTCACCTTGGATCAGGTTCTCCATCGTACACAGGAACAAGCAATAGTTCTTTGTATTTGGGCGGTAAACTAGAAGTAACAGGCATTTCTTATTTTGTAGATCAGGCTATTTTTTATAACTCTGGTTTGTTCAGGGATACTATTCCTGCATCTTTTGGAAACAGTGCTGATGCAAATATGATTTGGAGTACCGGATCTACACCTAACACTTTGGTTATTGGACTTGGGGCTGAATCGAACGGTTTGATTATTTGCGAGACAGCGGACAAAGCTGTTGCGTGGAATAAGGCATTACAGACCAATCCTACTATTTATATTCAAAGTGCCGATGCATCTACAGCAGGTACAAGGCTTCAGCATTTGGCCTTGAGTCATAATCAGACAGATGCTGCAATAGTGTCTGGGGTGGGTTCTATTCTTTTTACAGATGCGTGGAAACCCGGAACATGGACAAGCTCTGGTATTAGATTGTTTTCTGTAGATACAGAATGGTCTGGTCTAAAAGCACTAATGGGAGGTACAGAGGGAAGCATAGCTGCTGCAATTTTAGCGGCTGCATCCTCTGGCTTGTCTTTGACACAGGGTTATGTTGCCTTTGGAAATGGAACTGGGGTAACTGGTGAATCTGCTTTATTTTGGGATTCCACTAATAATAGATTGGGAATCAACCAAGCAGTACCTACAAGGGGCATTACCATTGGTTCTGGTACACCTGGAAGGGGATCTGACGGATCTGATAATTTGTATGTGACAGGAACTGTAGAAATTGATGGAGTTCTTTATGTAGACAGCACCTCTAGTTTTTATGGTACGGCTACATTTCAGACGGGATCTTCTGCAATATTTGCTGACAATGTTCCTTTGTATTTTGGAACTGGATCAGATGCTTCTATAGCTTACAGGGCCACTAATAATAATCCTGATACTTTAGTACTTGGAGTATCCGCTGATTCGTTCGGAATGATTGTATGCGCTCAGTCGGACGTGGATACAAATTGGAGCAAGACTTTACAGACAAATCCCACTTTGTATATCCAATCGGCAGATGAAACTTCCCCGTTGAAACATTTGGCATTATCTCACAATCAGACTGATTCGATGCTTGTGTCAGGGGCTGGGTCTTTTATGTTTGCTGATGCAACCAAACCCATCGGATGGACGAGCGCTGGAATAAGACTGTTTACTACTGATACAGAATGGACAGGCTTGAAAGCCCTTATGAGCGGTACAGAGGGCTCAATTGCGGCTGCTATCTTGGCTGCGGCAGGGGCTTCTTCTGGAGCTGCATTGGCAGCTACGGCGATAGGGTATGGTAGTGGCGTAGGATTCTTGACAGGAGACAATGTAAATTTCATCTATAATGCCAATAGGCAAGTATACATAGGAAGTGGATCTCCTGGATCGCTTGGTTCTACCAATGACAGTCTATATGTTAAGGGAACATTAGAGATAGATGGTTCGTCTTATTTTGATGGGGTAGTGACGCTTGGAACTACTTCAACTGTAAATGGAGCAATGTCTTTTTATGCGGATCCATTGCTCAGGGATAATATAAAATTAAACATAGGAAATAGCACATCTGTAGATTCTGTTTTGCTTCATGAAACTACATATAATACCACTGCAAACACACTTGTGCTAGGTCTTGGTACAGAGTCCAGGGGATTAGTGGTATGCGAGAGAGATGATATAGGAGTAAATTGGGGACATGCACAGCAGACTAATCCTACTATATGGATTCAATCTGCTTCTACCGCTGCAAAGTATTTGGCATTAAGTCATAATCAAACACACGCTGTTATTGCTTCTGGTACGGGATCTATTCTTTTCACGGATGCTTTCAAGCCTGGCACATGGACGAGTGACGGTATCAGGTTGTTTTCAGAAGCATCTGAATGGGCCGCTATCGAGTCACTATTGGGTGGTACCGAAGGAAGTATTGCTGCTGCAATTTTAGCTGCATCTACATCAAGTGCGTCTGCCTCTTTGCAATCAACTACTATTGGATATGGTAATGCTTCTAATTCATTAACAGGGGATATTATAAATTTTAAATGGGACTATACTAATTATCAGCAAAAAATAGGAAATGGAACTCCTGGAAGCATAGGCACAACAAATTATAGTTTGTACTTGACTGGTGCGCTTGAAGTAGATGGAGCTGCTTATTTTGACGGTGTAGTTACATTCAACAGCACGTCGACAATATATGGAATTATGTCATTTCTTGCTAGCCCAAACATAAGAGATGGAGTTTCTATAAATTTTGGAACAACAACTGATAATACAAATAGTAGTCTTATTTATTCAACTGCTAATACGGCAAATACGTTGGTATTAGGACTTGGGTCTGATTCAAGATCTCTGATAATTTGTGAAAAAGACGATATAGGAACAAATTGGGGATATGCTATTCAAGCAAACCCAACGTTGTATATTCACTCGTCTCTTACTACTGTCGCTCAATATTTGTCACTTGCCCATAATCAATCTAATGCGATAATAAGCAGCGGGGTTGGGTCTATTTGGTTCACAGACGCATATAAATCTGGATCTTTATGGGCTGGAGTAGGAATAGGACTTTTTGCGTCAACGGCTGAATGGACTTCTATAGAGACACTTATAGGATCCGAGGGATCAATCGCAGGGGCCATTCTTGCGGCTGCGAATACTGCCAACTTGGATGCTACAGCAATTGGGTACGGAAACGGAGCTACTCCAAGTAGAATTACAGGTAATGCCACATATTTTAAATACAATACAAATAGGCAGGTAATCGTTGGTAGCGGTACATGGAATAGGATCGGAACTACCAACGATAGCATGTATCTTACTGGTGGGTTAGAGGTGGATGGATCATCGTATTTCGATGGAGTAGCTACTTTCAATAGTACTTCTACTGTAAATGGAATAATGACCTATAATGCATCTTCTGTATATGCAGATGCCGTTGGGCTATATATAGGATCCACTACGGCCGCTGATTCCGTGATAATGCATTCAACCTATAGTACTCCAAATACTCTTGTGCTCGCCCTTGGGTCTGAATCTAAGAGTTTAATAGTATGCGAAAGGGCGGATGTGGCCGCTGCCTGGGATAGGGCACTTCAGACAAATCCAACTTTATATATCCAAAGTGCTGACGCATCTACGTCTGGAACAAGACTTCAGTACTTAGGACTAAGCCATAACCAGTCTAATGCTGTGATAGAGAGCGGGACAGGATCTATTCTTTTTACAGACGCCTATCGAACAAATGCTTTATGCAATTGGGATAGCGCAGGAATAGCATTGTTTGCTTCTTATACAGAATGGAATCTTATTGAGGATCTTATTACTTCAGAGGGTTCTGTAGCCGCTGCAATTTTAGCGGCTGCAACAAAAGCTTCATTGACGCAGGGGTGGGTGGGATATGGAAGCTCAACAGGATTATTAACGGGAGAGTCTACTTTCTTTTACGACACCACAAACAACAGACTTGGTATCAATAACGGTGCACCTGCTGTTGGATTACATCTTGGTGCTACTGCAACAAGCCATGCTTTGACAGGAAATACAGACGCATTGATATCTGGTAAATTAGAGGTAGATGGAACTTCATACTTGGATGGAGATACCTATATATTGGCAGGTCAAAATTTTAACTTTGGAAATACAATATATACTGGAGCTGCAACTATTAAGTACACCACAAACCAAACAAATAACAGCTTGATGATTGGGGCAGATCATACAACTCTTAATGTTCTTCTTTGCGATGCATCGGATATTTCGCACGACTTTGCGCATCCAGTTAGTGCGGATCCATCTCTGATTATTTTCTCCCATTTTCAGATAGATGATGACTACGTCAAGATAAATAGAACAAGCAGTGAGTCGGTATTTACTTCAGGATCTGGAGGGTTTAGTTTTGTAACTGGATATCCTACTGCAAATACAGTAAGCGGGTCACATAGCTTGGCTTTAGGATTGGGAAATACCGTGTCTGGAACTAATAGTATCGTACTGGGATCCAATAATACTTCAACTGGGGATTATAATATTATAAACGGAGACGATTGCTCGGTTAGTGGTACTTTTGTAGATGCCAGAGGGTGGTATGTTGGAACCCCATGTGAAGGTGCTAGGCACTTTATTGGTGGATTGCTGTATTCTACTTCTGATGTCGTCGGAGATTCATATTGTGCCGATGGTCTAGCTCTTACTGCAAGGACAAGTTCTACGGGAGCCACAACATTAAAGTACAGAAATACAACTTACTATTTTAGCCTTCCAGTAAACAGGGGAATGATTATTAAACTTGTTCTATTCTCATCGGATCCAACGGGTACGACTTGTTTTAAAGCATACGAGTACACTGTTGTTGCCTGGAATACGGGAACCGTGATTGCTTCTAGTATCGTATCAGGAAATACTATAACGATTAAGAGTGCAGGTACTACCACTGTTACTCTTACATCTACAAATGATTTTGCAAATAGTAGATTTTACTTGTCAGTTACTGCAAGTTCTTCCACGGCTGTATATCACATAGCTAATATTAATAGTATAGTATATACAAAATCCGGATATCAGGCAACGTGTTAATTAGATATATAAACCTTTGCTCTGACACGGAAAGAAATAAAAATATAGTTGAATGTTATTCCAGATACAGCCTAAAGAGAATATCGGCTATAGATGGAACAATGGAATGGGGAGATGGAACGTATGATTCTCAAGGTAGGTGGAATTGGGACAGATCGAAAGAGAGCGATCTAATAAAATACGGAGTATTAGCCAGGGACCATGGTTTGTTCTACGGTTTGAACCCTCCAGAGGTGGCCTGTTCCATAATGCAAAGAGAGGCCATTCTTGATTTTTTAAATTCACATGAAGATGTTGGATTTATTATAGAAGATGATACTTATCCATTGTGTGATCTAGATAGCTTTGAAATGCCTAAAGATACAGATTTCTTTTGTTTTCTGGGTACGGATCATCCTGGGTATAGAGTTATGACGAATGAGAATGACGAGATAGTTTGTCTTAGAAATTTGTCAGCCTATGCAATAACACGGAAAGGTGCTGAGATTGCAATAGAGGCAATGAAGCCATTGTGGTGTATTGCAGATTCTCAGTTGGCCATGAGATCTTTTAGATCGATAAATAACAATGAATTGTGGCCATTCAAAAGAACGAAAGACCTTATGGTAGCCAAGGCTCCTTCTAAGTCTATGATAGGATTATCTAGGCTATCTGAATATACAACGTTTAGTTGTGATGGAAAGAAACCATGGGTAGATGAGGAATGGAACAGTATTGCCTATGACAGGAATGCTGTTTATTGAACACACTTGATATCGCCAAGGTAATCTGTATCTTGATGACAGTATGTGTTAATTGAGCAGTTGTATCCATACCACTCTCCATTGCTGCATCTTATGTATTTTGAAGGTTGCGGCAAGTCATCGCTATCAACACATTCTGCATATCCATCTGGATATGCTATGTCATTTTTATAGCATTCATTGTGTGTTTTTGGCAAACATACGACCAATCCTCCTACGGTTCCACATGTCTTGTCCCCTTCGAGTGAACAATCTTTGTATTTGTCAAGCTTTCCGCTGCTGTAATCGCATTTAAGGATTACATCAGAGTCACAGGCATAATTGTAGCTACACATTACAATAGAATCTGACTCCGACTCCGAATCTGTTGTCATAATAGTATCGGAAGTGACTTCAACGTTCGTGTCCGAATCTACTTCAGCAACGGATTCATAATTGTCTGTGCTGTACTCAGTATCAGTATCCAGATCAACGGAGTCATAACAACCGACAGCAAATATACTGATGATGATAAAAATAACGTTTTTCATTTTTTCTTTCTCCTTGTTATTGGCGAACTCAAGTTCGTCATCTTCTTTTTATAATATGCTATCTCTGAGTTGTTTTGTCAACAAAAAGAATGAATT